AGGTAGTGCTGGCGGTTTATTTGCATAACAACCCTGATGGGATTGGGTTAAGTGGGCTAGAAGATTTTAAGAATGTTCAAATCGGTAGCCTTAACGTGACGCCTAACCTTGGCTATGGCGCTGTCGGCGCAGATAAAATCCCGCCAATAGTGGAAAGATACCTAACAGGGATTAGAATAAGCGGACCAGGCAATTTCTCCATCAAACGGTCATGAGCGAGTATCCAGGCGCTGAGTTTATTGATAATACGGCTGCCCATACTGGCCGGTTTGGCAAAATTGTGGCGCTAGAGGATTCAGTGATAGCAAGCTTAACGGCTTTGGATTACACAGGTAATGCACTTACGGCAATTCCCATCAAAGCAAGCTGTGAGATGTGCGGCGTGTTTACTAGCATCACATTAACTAGCGGCACCGTCGTGGCGTACAAGATATGAGCTTCAAAGGCCACCAAGGCGGTGATGTTGACTACACGCTCGGCGGTGAGGTCATTACTGACACGGCTGCGCATACTGGTAGGTTTAACCATATTGATTTTTACAAAAACACGCACGTTAACACAATTGTTAGCACTAACATGACGGGCAATAGTCTTAATGGTGAATCATTCCCGGCTGGCTATGAATTGCGGGGTGTATTTACAAGCATCCAACTTAATAACGGCGCTTGTATTGCGTATAAGATATGAGTTTAGCTAATCCGCTACGTAAGGTTGCCTCAAAGCTGATGGCTAAATTTGGCGGCACCGCCACCATTCGCCGTATCACAATGGGCGCCTATGACCCTGTTACGGGCACCGCAGCCGAAACAACGGCTGATACGATTGTGCGTGGTGTGCTTGAGGATGTAAGTTTACGCGAAGTAAACGACCTAATCCAAGCAGGTGATAAGCGGCTGATGGTAGCAGCGGCTGATGTAGCTAATGCACCGACACCAGCAGATAAAGTGCTGATTGCATCAGTAGTGCATCAGATTATTACAGTTACAACAATTGAGCAGGATAATACGGCAATAACCTATGAGTTAATTCTGAGGGTGTGATGGCAGGCACTATCCGGCTAAACCAGATTGGTGATTATGCCGAAAAGCAAATGGAAAAGCTGTTGCGTGCTGCGGTGCTCGAAACTGACAGCCTGTTAAAACAAGCTAGCCCGGTTGATACAGGCAGGTTTCGCGTTAGCTGGCAGGTAGGCGAGAACTCAGCATCAGGCGGCATAAAGCCACCAGGTACATACACAGGCACACCAGCATTAGACCGCATTGGTTACAGCCAAGAGCGGCTTGGCAATATCTACAGCGTTCATAACAACCTGCCATATGCAGAGGCATTAGCGAATGGCAGCAGCAAGCAAACTGCTGGCGCTCAAGGTGGTCCAGCCGGTTGGATTCAAGGTATCTCTAAAGACGTGCAAGGCAGAGTACGCATAGCAGCCGCCAAAATTGGGCGAGAATCATGAGTAGCACATATAACAACGTCCGCGCTGCTATTGAAGGACGGATAGCTACTCAAATGGCGATAGCACCGGTTTATCCTGTTAGCTATACAAACGTACCATTCACACCACCAGGCAATGCGCCCTGGCTACAGGTATCAATACGGTTTGGCGATAATGCCTATGCAACTCTGCTGCCAACAGGCGGCGTAGGGTTTAACCGTCAAAACGGTGTACTGGTCGTAAATGTGTTTACGCCTATAGGTGTTGGTGCCGCAGCTAACTACACAATTGCTGAACGCATCAAGGATTTATTTGACCGTGCCAAATTCTCTAGCATTATCTTTGATGCTGCATCGGGGCCAGCGGTTGTAACGCCTGCATCACCTGAGCCATATTTTCAAACGCAGCTAACGGCAACATTTGAAGCTTATTTGGATTAAACGCTATACTTAGAGCAGCCAATCATCGTTTACATCCATGGCCGTCACAGTTTTATCCGGTACGTCCGGCGCTCTTTACTACAAGCCTGCTGGCACTAGCGTTGAGCTTGCAGCCTCCGCTTTCCCTGCTTCCGGCTTCAGCATTCAAGTCGGTGCATATTTAGGTTTTAAGGTAAATGACCCTGTAACACTGACCTATCCTGTTGGCGCAACCACAACAAACGCAATTACCGCTGGCGATAAATTTGTTCAAGCCTACAACGCATCTACTGGTGTGTTGGCATTAAGTGCTACCGCAGGCGGCGCGGCACTAACTGCAACAGCATTACCTACCGGCTTTGGTGGTTTGTTTGCAACCATCGCTTACACCGCCTACGCCGCTGTTGGGCAAGTCCGCGAATGGGGTTTTGAAATCACCAGAGAGGAAATTGATGTAACGACTATCGGCCAAACGGCTGGGCAGTATGCACCGTTTAAAACTTACATTACTGGCTTTGCTGATGGCGAAGGCAGCGCATCAGTTTATATCACATCTGATGACACATCAATCGGCAACCGCATGGTTGAAGATGTATTGCAGCGTACACAAACAGGCGCCGCGTTTAAGCTTTATACCGACAAGCAAAGCACTGAAGTTCTTAGCCGTAGCATTTCGATGGAGGCTGTACTGTTAAGTGCTAGCTTTACAATCAACCCAGATGATGCTCAAGTGGTAGAAGTAACCTTCCGCCCAACTGGAACACCAGTATTTGACTTCAGCACTACAGTTTAGTTCCAATAACCACCTGCATTATCAAATCATGTCTAACACACCAATAGTAAAAGCACTAGATCGGCTTAAAAAAGCTGCAAATCTAGTACCAGCAAAAAAAACTGTCATCCTTAGTGATGGCAGTGAGTTTGAATTTTATTGTTCACCGCTTACAATGGCAGAGCGTGAGCGGGCGCAAAAGAATGCTGGCAATGAAGACGCATCAGTGTTTGCATTACAGCTTATGATTACAAAAGCACAAGATGAAAGCGGCCAACCATTATTTAAAGCTGCTGAAATTGCAGAGCTAAAGAATGAGGTGCGTGACGAAGACCTGCAAAAGATAATGCTTGCTGTAATTGTTTACGATAAGGAGACAGAACCAAAAAACTAAAAGCGGAGTTGAAGCGTGATTCGCTGCTGCAACTCCAAATGTCACTAGCGATAGAACTAGGCTACACCTTAAAGGATTTAAGCGAAAGCCTTACATACGAAGAGCTGGAATTATGGAGCGCTTACTACGGATTACAGGAAGATGAACGTGAAGCACAACGCCGCAAGCACTAGAATAGGTTCAAAGGAGGTCTAGTCAATGTCCGTTGTCGCCAATGTTGCTATTAATATTGACGGCAAACAGGCGCTGCAGCTTTTAAATGCAATTGAATCAGAAGTCAATAAATTAAATGGTAGCTTTGAAGAAACCAAAAAGAAAGGCGGTGGGATTTTTGATAATATTAAATCAGCAGCAGGATCTGTTGTAGGTCAGCTTGCAGCAGTTGCAGGTGCTGCATTTACTGTGCAGCAAGCATTTACAACATTAGCTGCGCAATCAAAAGCTGAAGGCGCACTACGCACCCTTGGAATTAATGCTGGTGTTGCCAAAGAAGAATTTGCAAAACTATCACAGGAACTCAATGGCCAGGCATCAGTTGTTGATCTTACAACAGCAGCATATGACGTTGCATCTGCTGGTTTTGTAAATACGGCTGATCAAGTCAAGATTCTTGAAGCTGCAACTAAAGGTGCCGTTGGTGGCATGAGTGATATTAATACTGTTGGTAACGCAGTAACTAGTGTTATGAACGCATATGGAATGTCGGCTGATCAAGCTGGCATTTTAGTTGATGGATTTATTCAAACGCAAAACGATGGCAAAATTGTTCTTGGTGAATATGCCGAATTAATCGGCCGATTGGCACCAACTGCTGCTGCTGCTGGCGTTGGCATTAAAGAGTTAAATGCTGCAGTTGCAACAATTACAGCGCAAGGTGTAGCACCTGAATCGGCTGTTACAGGTTTAACTCAAGCAATAGTTGCAATTCTTAAACCAACCGCAGAAGCGCAAGAATTATCAAAAGCATTAGGCATTGATTTTAGTGAGACTGGACTAAAGGCTAAAGGGCTAGGCGGTTTTCTGCAATCAGTAGCACAAGCTACTGGCGGGAGTACCTCTGAGCTAACAAAACTTTTTGGGTCTGTAGATGCACTAAAAGCTGTTTTACCACTTTTAAGCGGTGACATGCAAAAATTTATTGAGAATCTAAGAAGACAAAAAGAAGCCGCAGGAGTTGCAGATAAAGCATTTAAGGAAATGGCAAACACTTTAGAAGGCGCATTAAAAGAAGTTGATACAGCGTTTAAAAATTTAATCGTATCATTCTCACCTGTTTTACCTGCTATTATAGCTCCGTTAAAAGTTTTAGCAAATACTATTAATTTAATTACAGGCAACTTAAAAGAACTAGCAATAGCGGCTACATTTATTGGAGCTTATGTATTTACACTAAATGCCGCCGCAATTGCAACAAATGCTGTTGCATTTGCTACTAAAGCCTTTTCAGCCGCTCAAAAAGTTGCAGGTGTTGCTTCAGCATTTCTGCAAAGCGTATTACTTGGCCCTGCTGGTATGGCTAACGTTGCATTGGCTCTTGGTGTAGCGACTGCTGCTGCTGTAACACTTGGCGCTGCAATGGATGAAGCTGGCGGTAAGGCTGACGCAGCTAAAACTAAACAGTTAGATGTTAGCACTCAAATAAAAACAGAGCAAGAGAAAGCCGCACGCGCAGCCGATGAAACAGCAGCAAAGCAAGATATAATTAATAAAAAACTAGAAACTCAATTAGCCCCTTTAAAGGCAATTAGCGCAGAATATACAAAGCAGCAATTTGATCTTCAGGCTCAACTTGCCAGCCTTGACCGTGGCGCAACAGTTACGGCAGCTAGGTATGAAGCCGAGAAAGCATTAAGTGATCTTTCGTTACAGCAATTAAACCGCCAATATGAATTAGCTACTACAGCAGAAAGAAGATTAGAACTTGCTAGGTTAATATTTGAAGAACAAGTTAATGCTGCAAAGATTGAATACAATCAAGCGTTAGAAGCCATTACCTTAGGCGAACGCAAGATAGAGTTGCAAGGGAAATTAGCAGAACTTAAATATAAAGAAATCCAAGCTGAAGGCGAATTACAAATATTAAAAGCAAAAGATATTAGTGCAGCAAATGAGAAACGAGCCCAGTTAGAAAAAGCTCTTGCTGCTCAAAATG